CGCCATGCGCGAGGCCGGGACCGGGCTCAAGTCTGCCTGGCGCACGCAGATCACTGGCGCGGGGCTTGGACGGCGGCTTGCGAACTCGATCCGCAACCAGAACTTCCCGAGGTCGGGCGAAAGCCTGGATGCGGCGGCGCTGGTCTGGTCCAAGGCCCCGGTGATCGTGGGCGCGCACGACACCGGCCCGCTGATCCGCTCGAAGGACGGGTTCTGGCTGGCGATCCCGCTGGCCGCCGCAGGCAAATCGACACGCGGCGGCCGGATCACCCCCGGTGAATGGGAACGGCGACGCGGGTTGCGCCTGCGGTTTGTCTACCGCCGGACGGGTCCGAGCCTTCTGGTCGCGGAGGGTCGGCTGAACACGAAAGGTCAGGCCGTGGTGTCGCGCTCGAAAACCGGGCGCGGCAAGGTCACCGCGCCGATCTTCCTGCTGGTGCCGCAGGTGAAGCTGCCAAAACGGTTGAACCTCGACCGGGACGCAGGGCGTGCGCTGGATAGCGTTCCGGGGCTGATCGTGGCGAGTTGGGTAGAGGTCAGGCTTGGTTGAGCGCGTACCCACTGGACCAATCCGTCGAGCTCTCGACGAGGCGCTTTATTCAGCGCCGATCCATTGCAATACAGCACTCGCTTCTCCCGAGCTATGAACGCGAAGCTTCAATTCCCCGCGCGAAGTTTCTTCGGAAGTGGGAAAACGCTCTTTGGTTTCGCCCCGATCAATAAGACCAGCATTCAAGCCAGGCTTTCGAAAATACCACAGAACCCACTTCTGATTAAGGACTGCTGAGTATAGCCAGTCGCCTTTCACTTCGAAACGGAGTTCGCGTTCTATGTATCCATGTCCGGCCGGACGCACCGTGGTGCCGTTAAGGAATTGAGCATGGGCAAAAGCCAAATAGGCATCTCGGACAGCTCCGTCTACTGCTACTGAATCTCGTAGCTGTTCTTCTAATCGATGCGCGTCAAGCAGCATTCGTTTCCTCCCGCCACTTTGTTTTGCGTGGCCTTAATTAAACAAAACACCCTCGAAACAAACGTCAAGAGCGGAGTTGACCGACAGACCATGGCCAGTGTCCGAGAAACCATCCTCACCGCGCTGCAAGCGCGGCTCTCAACGCTGCCCGCCGCCGCCCTGCGCGGCGACGTGCTGCCCGAGCGCGTCCCGGCCGAGGGCCTGCTGATCCTGCGCGACGGCGAGCCGGGGGAGCCCGAGGTCACTCTGTCGCCTCTGCGCTATCACTACCAGCACCGGGCTGAGATCGAAGCGGTCGTGCAGGGCACTGACCGTGACGACGCCTTCGACACGCTCTGCGCCACCATCGGCACGGCGCTCGCCGCCGACCGGACTCTGGGCGGGCTCTGCGACTGGGTCGAGGCCGAAGCGCCACGCCCGGTCGATCTGCCCGTGGAGGGCGCGGCCAGCCTGAAGGCCGCCGTCATTCCGGTGGTGCTGCATTACTCAACGGCCGATCCGCTCGGCTGATCCCGACAACCCGAGGAGAACACCATGGCACGAGCCCAAGGGGCGCGGGCGCAGATGGCGCTTGCGTTCGAGACGACCTATGGAACACCCCCGGTGGGCGGTTTCACCAAGATGCCCTTCGCCAGCACCTCGCTCGGTGCAGAGCAGCCGCTGCTGAACTCGGAACTTCTGGGCTATGGCCGCGATCCGCTGGCGCCGATCAAGGACGCGGTGACGGCGGATGGTGATGTTGTGGCGCCGCTGGATGCGGAAGCTTTCGGGTTCTGGCTGAAGGCAGCCTTTGGTGACCCAACCACGACCGGCACTGGTCCCTGGACCCATGAATTCCAGTCGGGGTCCTGGACGCTGCCCAGCATGTCGATCGAGACCGGTATGCCCGAGGTGCCGCGCTACGCGATGTATTCCGGCTGCGTGCTCGACCAGATCAACTGGCAAATGCAGCGCTCAGGGCTGCTGACAGCAACGGCGCGGCTGGTGGCGCAGGGCGAAACGGTGGGGACGACCACCAGCGCCGGGACGCCCGCTGCCCTCGAGCTGAAACGCTTCGGCCATTTCAACGGGGCGATCACGCGGAACGGAACCGCGCTTGGCAACGTGGTTTCAGCCGACATCACATATGCCAACAACCTCGACCGGATCGAGACCATCCGCTCAGACGGCCGCATTGATGGGGCCGACCCGTCAATCGCTGCGCTGACCGGCTCTATCGAGGTCCGTTTCGCCGACCAGACGCTGGTAACGCAGGCGATCAACGGCGATCCCTGCGAGTTGGAGTTCGCCTATGTGCTGCCGTCTGGCGAAAGCTTCACCTTCACCGTGCACGCCGTCTACCTACCGCGCCCCCGGATCGAAATTTCCGGTCCGCAGGGCGTGCAGGCGACCTTCGACTGGCAGGCCGCACGCGACAGCACGGTCGGCCGGATGTGCACCGCAACCCTTGTGAATGATGTGGAGATTTACTGATGCTGACGCTCGATCTGACGAATGCACCCCGCTGGTATGATCTCGCGCCGGGCGTCCGGCTGCAGCTGCGCCCGCTGACCACGGCGCTGATGGTTGCAACGCGCAGCGATGCGGCTGTCGAGGCGGTCCCGGTAGACGCTTCCGACGAGGAACGCGCCGTTGCCTTCGCCAAGGCGCTGGCGCGGCGGGCAGTCCTGTCCTGGGAGGGCATCGGTGATGCCGATGGCAACGTGATTGTCCCCAGCCCGGACGCCATCGACGCGTTGCTCGATGTCTGGCCGATCTTCGAAGCCTTCCAGCTGACCTTCGTCTCCAAAGGCCTGCTGCTGGACCAGGAAAAAAACGTCTCCGCGCCCTTGCCGAATGGTCCTTCGGCGGGGGCGAGCGATACTGCGACGCATGCACGCAAGCCTGCCAAGACTGCCCCGCGCGGCTGAACCGACCCACCACCTTTGAAGGCTGGCAGGTCTGGGACCTGGTCGGTCGTCTCGGCGGCCAGCTCCGCGTGCTGCCGGGCGCGGTGATCGGATGGGACATGTCGGCGGCACTGGCACTCGGTGAAGCCCTCGGCATCCCGCCTCTGGCCATGGCTGAACTGCTGCCCGTCATCGAAGCGGTGATGGTCGCCAAACTCAACGAACAGATGGATCATTCCCATGGCTGAAAAGCGCGTTTCTGTCCGACTTGCCGCAGTCGGCGGCCGACAGGTGCGTGCCGAGCTGGAAGGCGTGGGCGAAGCCGGGGCGCGCGGCTTCGGCCGCCTTAGCCGGGAGATGGAAGCGGCCAATACACGGCTCGCGGCGTTTTCCCGCCGTGTCACAGTGGCCGCCGCTGCCGCCGTGGCCGCCGCTGCCGCTGCTGGCGTGGCGATGGTCCGATCCGGGCTGCAAACCGTCGACGCGCAGGCCAAGTTGGCGCAATCGCTGGGGACCACCGTCGCCTCGATCCAGACGTTGGAGCGGGCGGGTGAGTTGGCGGGCGTCTCCATCTCCGGGATTGAGCAGGCCACGAAGGATCTGACGCGCCGTCTCAGCCAGGCGGCCGCCGGGACCGGTCCCGCCGCCGATGCGCTGGAGCGGCTGGGGCTCTCGGCCACCGAGCTGATCGCCCTGCCGCTTGACCAACGTGTGGGCGCGATCAACGCGGCAATCGAAAGTTTCGTGCCTGCGGCCGAACGCGCCGCCGTTGCCGGTCAGCTCTTTGGCGAAGAAGGCTCCATCGCGATGTCGCGCATCGACACCGCGACGCTGCGCCAGGCGACCGAGGACGTGCTCGCCTTCGGGGTGGTCGTCTCCGAGCAGGATGCCAACCAGATCGAGCGGACGAACGACGCCATATCGCGGCTCGGCCTGATCTGGCGTGGCCTGTCGAACCAGCTCGCGGTTGCTGCAGCCCCTGCGCTGGAAGCCGTCGCGAATGCCATGGCGGCCGTGGCCAGCCGGACCGGTCCGCTCGGCATCGCGATCCGGGGCCTCTTCGACAATATCGGCCGTCTGACCACCTATGCCACCACGTTTGCGGCCTTTCTTACAGGGCGTTGGGTCGCCGGGATGGCGGTCGCAGCGCTGTCGGTCCGTGGGCTCGCTACAGCGCTGGTCCTTCTGCGCGGCGCGCTGATCCGCACCGGCATCGGGGCACTGATCGTTGGCGCGGGCGAGCTTGTCTACCAGTTCACCCGCCTTGTTTCCGGTGCGGGTGGGTTTGGCGAAGCGATGTCCCTCCTGAAAGACCTCGCCGTCGAGGTCTGGGATCGCATCAAGATGGGGGCTGCGGCGGCGGGGGCTGCGGCCACGGCAATGTTCTTCGATCTGAAGGCCGATGCCGCCTCCGGCATGCAGAGCGCCATCGATAGCGTCGTGGCTTTTGGCAACACGGCCGCGAACACGTTTGAGGGGGCCTATGAGGCGATCAAGGCGATCTGGGGACTGCTTCCGGCGGCCATCGGCGATCTGGCGTTTCAGGCGGCCAACAGCCTGATCGACGGCGTCGAAGCCATGCTGAATGGCGTCGTTTCGCGCATCAATACATTCATCGGCGGGATCAACCAGGGGCTGGAAGCGCTCGGGTCGGAGCGGCGTATCTCGATCATCCCCGATCTCGAACTGGGCCAGATCGAGAACCGGTTTGAGGGTGCAGCGACGGCTGCGACCACCGCCGCTCAATCCGCTTTCGACCGCGCTTTTGAGGACAATCCGCTCACAGCCCCCGATCTGGGGCTCACCCAGGCGGCCAATACCGCCCTTGCAACTGCCAACACCTATCGCGGCGCGGCACGCGATCTGGCCGAGGGCGCGCGTGCGCCGCTCGCCAGTTGGCAGGCCCTGCGTGACGCGGTGCGGGGCAGCAATGAGGGTGGCGCAGGCGCGCTGACCGAAGCGACGGACGCGGCTGATCGTCTTGAGACAGCCCTTGGCGATGCCGGACGGGCGGCCACGGGTGCAGGCGCTGCGGTCGGGGCTGCTGCCGCTGCCGCCGAACCCGACACCGAAGCCGCCGTCACCGGCTGGCAGGCGATCACCGCAGCGCTCAGCGACTATGCCAACAAGGCCCGGGATATCGGCGGCGATATCGGCCAGGCGCTGGTCGGCGCATTCCAGTCGGCAGAGAATGCGGTGGCCACGTTCGTGAAGACCGGCAAGCTGGATTTCCGCGATCTGGTTACCTCGCTGTTGGCCGATCTCGCCAAGCTGGCGGCACGTCGATTTATCCTCGGGCCCATCGCCAATGCACTCTCCGGCGCGCTTGGGGGTGCCGGCGGGATTTTCGCGAACATCTTGCATGCAGGCGGCATGGTAGGTGCCTCCGCACCAGGCCGGATGGTCCCGGCGATGGCGTTCGCGGATGCGCCCCGGATGCACTCCGGCGGCGTTGCAGGGCTCCGCCACGACGAGGTGCCTGCAATCCTGCAGCGGGGCGAGCGGGTGCTGTCGCGGCGTGAAGCACAGAGCTACGGCGGCGGTGGGGTCAATGT